CATGACACTAATCCACACCGACCATCGGAGAAAAACACATGGCAGGCGAGACCATCGTTCTCGGAAAAGACGTTACCTACACGGGCATTTCCAACGTCCGTGAGGCCACGATCACGACGACCTACGGCGAGGCTGACATCACCAAGAAGGGCGACAGCAGCCGCAAGATCAAGAAGACGTGGGCCGAGCAGACGCTCGAGGCCACGTGCGTCGACGCCCCTGGCTGTGCGGCCGGCGACTCAATCTCGGTCACCGTCAACGGCGGCAACGGGCACAACTTGTTGGGCGTGGAGTTCCTGGTGACCTCGGTCGCCCAAGAAGAACCGCTCGACGACATCGTCACGTTCACCGTCTCGGCAACCCGCGGCGTTCAGTCCTAATCACGGAGCACCACTCACATGGCTATTTCTCTCGGCTACGCCGCAGGATCACCAACCGGAGCCAACGGTGCTACCGGCGTTATCTCGGTTAACTTCACCACCGAGGTGGAGGCCGTTGACATTACGCACCGGGGGTCGGCAACCAGTGTGGCCGACGCCTTCCGCGTCGCAACCGGCGGCTTCGTCACTCGCACCGTTGAAATTGAGTGCCTGGACGCCACCAGCGTGATGACCTCTCTGGCCCAGGCTGGCAGCGGGTACGCCGTGACAAGCGTCACCGAAAACCAGCCGCTCGACGGCCCGGTCACGTTCACCGTCACGGCCCGCGAGGTCTAAGCCAGGGAGGCGGCCGTGGCCATCACCCTTGGCAAAGACTGCACCCTGACAATCGGCGGCGGCGCCGTTGTGGGTGTGCGCTCTGTGACTGCCGAGGAGAGCGTCACAGAACAGGAGTTCGTGCCGTTCGGCTCTCGGTTGTCTCACGTGTACCCGACCGCCTACGGGATCACGGTGCAGATCGAGACAATCGACGACAGCTACGACTTTGTCACGGCCCTCGAGGCGGGCACCGAGCTCAACGTAGTGGGCACGGGCTTTTCCTTTGTCGGCGTCGTGACAAGCGTCAGCGATTCGCAGCCCTTGGATGGGCCGCGGACGTTTAATGTCACGATGCGACGCACCTACGCAGGGCTTCGATAATGAGAGAGTTCCGAGACGATCAGGGCCGCCCGTGGCAGGTGGCCCTTACCGTGGCCGCCGCTAGGCGCGTGCGAGACAACGTCACCGTCGAGGCGGAAGGGCAGAAAGTGCCTTTCGACATTGTCGACGTGGCGAGCATCTCGACCACGATGCAGGTACTGCGTGGGCAATACACCACGCTCGCCGAGGCCCTCTACTACGTGCTGGTGGCCCAGGTCGAAGCCAAGGGTCTCACGCAGGATCAGTTCCTTGACGGGCTGCGTGGCGATTCGCTAGACGCCGGGGCCAAGGCGTTGGAGGCCGAGCTCATTGATTTTTTCCCCGAGCGGCTGCGGCGAATGGTGGGCCTGCTCGCAGCCAAGATGGACGAGGCGAGCTCGGAGCTGATGGCGAAGGCCGAGAAGGCGATGAGCGAGGCGACGGTGAGCGACCTGCTCGAAGCGTCTGGGACGCCATCTACGAGGCCGCAGGAATCGTCGGAGTCCATCCCGGAGAATGGACCTTCCGAGAGCTCGTCGCCGCTCGTAACGGCCGCCTAGAGGCGGAATGGTGGCATACCGCAAACCTGCTCTGCCAGTTCTACAACGCCAACAAACCGAAGAACAAACCGTCGGCCGACGCCTACAAATTTCACCCGTTTGCTACGAAGCCGAAGCCGATAGCACGGCAGGCGACACCCGAAGACCTCGCGAGACTGTTCGGAACACCTAATGGCTAGCGCAGCAGGAATCCGGCTCGGTAAGGTTTTCGTCGAGATCGGTGCGGACCCGTCGAAGCTGTTCGGGACGCTGAACAAGCTGAACAAGCGGATCGGCAGCATTGGTCAGTCGATGACCAACTTCGGCGGCCGGATGACCGCCATTGGCGGTGCGTTGGCGGCACCGCTGGCTCTGGCGTCTCGGCAGTTCGCCTCGTTTGACGATGCCATCCGAGCCACGGCGGCAGTCACAGGAAGTCTCGGCCCGCAGGGGGCGGCAGCCCTGGCGATGCTCAACGACAAGGCCCGCGAGCTTGGTGCCACCACCAGCTTCACGGCTGTGCAGGTCGCAAACCTGATGACCGAGCTGGGGCGGGCTGGTTTCAACCCGCAAGAAATCAATGAAATGACCGAGTCGGTGCTGGCCTTGGCTCGAGCTACCGGCACAGACGCAAGCCTTTCTGCTGGCATCATGGCAGCAACGCTGCGGCAGTTTGCGATGGGTGCTGGCGATGCCGCCCGCGTGGCAGACGTGCTTACGGCGGCGGCCAACTCGACGTTTAACACGGTTGAGGGCCTTGGCGAGTCGCTCAAGTTCGCAGGCCCGGTTGCCAAGTCGCTGGGCATGTCGCTCGAGGACACGGTCGCCGTACTGGGCGTGCTTGGCAACGTCGGCATTCAGGGCAGCGAGGCCGGCACGGCGCTGCGGCGTTTGTCGGTCATTGCAGCCGGAAGCGGCGAGCAGCTGCAGCAGCTCTTTGGCATCTCCAACACCGACGCCGATGGCAACCTCAAGCCGCTGGTCAATATCCTCGACGAGATCAACACGGTCACCGCCAATATGCCGGTGGCAGAGCGGACCGAGAAGATGGCCAAGGCGTTCGGCCTGCTGGGAATTACCTCGGCCAACGTCTTGTCGCAATCAGCCGGTGGCGTTGCCGACCTAGCTGCCAAACTGCAAAGCGCTGAAGGCACGGCGGCGGCAACGGCGAAAGAAATGGATGCCGGGCTGGGCGGTGCAATGCGTATCGCCCTGTCTGCGATCGAGGGCACCGCCTTGGCGATTGGCGATGCGTTGGCACCGAGCCTGCAGAAGGCCATCGAGTTTGTCACCAGCATGGCAGGCCGCATCACCGAGTTTGTCAAAAACAACGAAGAGCTGATCGTCAGCATTGGCCAAGGAGTGGCTGCGTTTATTGCGGTTGGTGCTGCCATCACTGGCGTGGGCCTTGCCCTCTCTGGCGTATCGGCTGTGCTAGGCGTGGCCCTCAATCCGCTCGTCTTGATGCCTGCGGCAATCGGATTGGCAGTGGCTGGCTTGATCTCGCTGGGTGACGGCATGAGCGGCTTGGCCTCGGCCGCCACGCAGACCTTCGGCGGCATCTACGACGCCATCACCGCTGGCGATCTCGGCATGGCGTTTGAGATTTTGATGGCTGGTTGGAATCTGGCCTGGGCTAAGGGCAGCGAGGCCCTCCTGAACGGCATCGACTACTTGTCGCATGGCATGTACGAGACGCTAGCTCAGGCATTTACCACCGTGTCGGCCGTCGTCATGGGCACGATCGACAACTTGGTAAATGGCGTGATGCTGGCTTTCGACAATATGATTGCGGCCGTTCGCAAGTCATGGAATTACGTTCAGTCGTTTCTAACCCGAGGATTCGATCTGGCCGCAGAAAACGCCAAGGTCGATAACGAGATGGCCGCCCGTGCCCAAGCTAGGGCAGTAAGCCGTCCGGGTATTGCCGAGCGAATGGAGCGAGGGCAGGCTGAGTACGAACAGGCGAGGGCAGGCCGCGAAGAGACTATGGTGGCGATCCAAGGGCAACGGGCCGCGGGATCTGCTGCCGCTCAGGCCAACCTAGACGCGTTGACACAGCAGGCAGCGGCAAAGAGTGCCGACGTATCGGCGGCGTCGACTCTGCAAGGCGATCTCGGCAGCGTCAAGAGCATGGACGAGCTCGGCACCCTCGGCAACACGCTCGCCGATCTACTCGAGCGTGGAAACCTGACGGCCGATCGCGAGAAGCAGCTGATTGACGCCTACAACTCCGCCAGCGAAAAGATTGGCGCAGCGACCGCAGCGATCGAGAGCGATGCCGCAAAGAAGGCCGACCCGAAGGCGGTGCAAGATGCCGCACTGGCGGCCGCTGCCCAGCAGAGCGAGGTGGTTGGCTCGTTCTCGTCCGTCGGCCTTGGTGGCATGGGATTTGGCGGCAACCTCCAGCAGCAGCAACTCGATACGCTTAAGGAAATTGCAGACAACACAGCAAACATGGACGGCGCAGCCGCAACCGAATAATGCCAGTCACCCAATTCATCGAAACGTCCGAATCCCGTTCCGCCACGCTGCACCGCAAGGGCAAGCGAGCCGACTCTACCGTCACGGTCACGTACCTGGCGTTTGGCACCTCGAGCGACACCGAGGTGCATACCTACGTCAACGGGCACTTCTCCACCAATCGTTTTTACACGATCGGCGACTACCAGTTCATGGTGGAGCAGTACAGCGTCGAGTACATCGGCGACGAGTGCTTCCAGGTTACGGCCACGTACACGAAAACAGGCGCCGACAACGAGGAGCAGGAGGCTCCGCTACGTCGTACCAGGTCATTCGACACGTCGGGTGGCACGCAGCACATCACGCAGGCAGAGAGCGAGCAGCGTTACGCGGCCACCGGCACGGCACCGAATCAAAACAAGGCGATCGGCGTGGATGGCGACAGCGTGGCCGGCGTCGACGTGATCGTGCCGGCATTGCAGTGGACCGAGACCTACGACGTGCCCAGCGTCTACGTCACGGCGGCCTACATCAAAGGCGTGGCCTCCCTGACGGGCACGGTCAACAACGCCGCCTTTCGGACCTTCCAGCCAGGCGAGGTGCTCTTCGTTGGCTGCAGCGGAAACCAAGAATGGGACGAGGAGAAAGGCGACGGCCCGTGGTCGCTGTCGTACAAGTTTGTCGCCTCGCCTAACCGCGGGCTGCCGACAGGCGTGAGCGGCCCAGCGACAGCAGCTGCTATCGACGTGGGCTCTATTAGCAACATCGTTAAAAAAGGCCACGAGTACTTGTGGATACGCTACGAGGCCGCCGTTGACGGCTCTGATCTACTGAAGCGGCCTAAGTACGCTTACGTGAACCAGGTCTACCGCGAGGCCAACTTCGCCGGCCTCGGCATCGGGAGCTGACATGGCCAAGCCCGACGGACGCATCGAGAAAGGCCAGCGGCTGAGTACGGCAATCTCTGCCAGGGCGTGGAACCGGGCGCAGGATGCGGCGGATATTGTGCTGGGGGTCAGGCCGGGGGTGGGGGTGCCAGATGTGTGGCAGTCTCAAGATCACGTTACCGTCAGGGTTCCGGCCGACTACACGAGAGTAAGCACAAACCCGCTACAGACCGGCGACGGAATATCGTTGCCGGTGCATTCATTCCAGACAACCTTGCTTCCGCTTGCAACAAACATCACCGCAGCGACTGCGTCAAGCGCGCAAAAGCGAGTAAACAGCGAAGCCGACCTTCCAGTGTATGACTCATCGACGCCGTCGTGCATAACGCTTCCATCAACGCAAGAAAATTTTGTTGGGGCACGATGCGGTGTGATCGAGAGCGTCTCAGCGTTGGAAGCTGGATTCTATACCTGCCGCGTGCGCATCCGTGGCCTCGTGCGGTGCCGAATTCTGTTGCTGCAGAGCGGCAATTTCGTATCGCCTCCGCCTGTGTACCCGACAAACGCCTCTCTCCAGCCATTCTGGCGAAGATACTTGATGGCGTCCGACTACGGCCAGGGCGCGATACTTGGGCTCGGAGCGTGGTATCGGATGGATATAGATGGCGTCCCGCCATCATTTTCGTATTTTCCGGCCGTCGCTGAAGCACTTGTGTCGCTAGGGTAGCCATGCCTTCTGCATACAACTGGTTGGCCGCCTGGCAGCCAGCAGTCCCGATCTCCATTTACTTCAGCTCGTTCCAAGTGCCGCGAAGCGCTGGCAGCGGCAGCGTATCGCTAGCAAGCGAAATGACTAGATGGGGCGGGTCTTTTTCATCCGCCTATTTTTCTTTTGCAACACAAGGGCTTCCAACCACCCTGGTAAACTGCCCGATCGGGCGACAGAATTATGGAGAGCAGGCTTTTGCTGAGGCGCTGCACCCAGCTTCCATCACAAATTTCGGAACGCGCCTTACTTCTAGGTTTGAAGGGTGGCCGCAAAGCCTAAAACCGCAGGCACTTGTTGGCGGTGTTGGTGTTCCGCCTGACCCAGACCGTCAATGGCTTGGTGACGCATCGCTGTCACCAGTTCGGGTGGCGTCTCTGTACGGAACATTTTCTGGCTACACGACAGTGCAAACTTTTGTTGATCGCTATTCCATTGGGCAATTAGTAGTCAACGCGCCCACAGACCGGCATGGAATCATTCTGTGTGGCACACTAACAAACAGCGACATCGATCCTCCGTGGCTGTACTTCAGCGCGTCCGGCGCACGATCTCCGCTGTCTGGTGGAGGGTTTGGTTCCTCAATCGCGCAACATGCGTTCACCAACACAGTGCTGCCTGAAATGTGCACCTTTCTAGAGCTCGATTACAGAACATCAGCTACTGAACGGACTGTCTTAGCCAGCGTTCTTGTGCTAGGTGACATTTCCCTGCAAAGCGGCAGGGCGACAGTTTACTGCGACGAGACTGCGGAGCAGTACGGTTTTGCAGGATCGGCCATCTCGAGGCAGTCTGGATACTCGCTGCCGCTAAACTTGGCAGCAAATATAACAAAGGAGCAATGCAGTAGTAATCATGCAGCGAGCACTGCGATGCAGCTTGAATATCTAAGTGCTGTGTTTGCGGCGTGCTCAGGAATTCACAACACTGAACCGACTGCTCTTCGTAAACAGCAAGGTGCGTTCGACTGGGCCTCGATAACGCCCATGTCCTTTTACAGCCAAGCAAGCATTACCACAAATCCAAAAAATTCCTCGTTTGAACACCCGTCTTATTTTCGGCCACACTTGCCGCAGGTCTTTGGTCTTGGCAGCCAGGGCACTCCGCTGCAGCATAAAGAGATCTACGCAAACACGCAGCCAGCAACTTACGCCAAAGAAGATGCGTCTGGCGGAGAAGCCTTGCTTGCAAACGACCCCGTAACGTTTGCCACTCTGGGGGCAGAAGCGAACGTCCAGCCGTATGGGCTGTTTGAACTAAGCGGAACGACCGTGCCTGTCGTGAAGCAAAACGAGCAAGATCGTTTTGTGTGTGGCGGCAGAACTATTACGGGAACTACTGTGCGATTTGAGCCGTGGGCGAGCGATTTTGTGTTTTTAGGACCGCCTGATGTCGAGTCGAACATTCCGTCTACCTCAATTGTTGCTGCAGGAAGAACCCCACAGCCATTTCAGCCCATAACGGAAACGGCTTTCCCTGGCGTTGAGGCGTTATTCGCTACTACGTCACCCACGCCCGCTGACGATAGCAAGGTATACTGGGTGCAAGTTGCTGGTGGCAGTCGCGTTAGCCTTAACGTCGTGGATCAGCAAAATCAAGGCGTAATCGAGAACGCAAACCGCCGCCTATACAACACGTATATGTACACCGCGATGCGACGCAGCGACTATTTTCAAAACGCGTACTACGCGAACTCTGCTTGGGACGAACCAGGCTACATGGCCGGCGCTGTTTCGACAGTTTATACAACGATTTTTACGCAAAGCTCTATTGTTATAGGCCCATCGCTTGCGTTTGCAGCTGAACAAGACCCGCCATTGTCAGTTGTAGAAAGCTTTAATGGCGTGCCGTCTGAAAGAATTACAAATCGATACCCAATCGATAATCGCGTGCAACAAAGCACAGGCATTGGAGTTAGGCCATCGTTGGCCGGAAAAGCGTTTTCGTGCGTCGCTTCCAGCGAGGGCGGGGTGCCATTTAGCGCTGGCACCTTTAGGTATCAAGGCACAGGCTCCGAGCACTCGGTAACGCTGGAGCAGGCAGGGCATGGTGAGATTCTCTACAAGGAGTACGATCTGCCGTTGCCTGTACTGGAGGAAGGGCAAGTGTTTTTTAACGCAACATTTACGTCCGGCGCTCGCCCGTACAACGTTTCTGCATCGCATCAAATTGATTTTGAGACAAACTTTGTCGATGTCTTTGTGCAGTGGATGATAGGGCTGCAAGAGGGCGGAAACTATACGTTGGTGCCGAGCAATTTACCGGGGTATGCCGTGGACAATCCGCGCGGCCAGATCGCGTCCAGCCACTTTGTGAAATCAAGTCAACTCGACACTGTAAAGCCGGCCTTGGCAGCGAAGGTCTGGGCTAGAGCAACTGGCAAAGTTTCGGTGCTGTCCGACTGGACGTTTCCAGAAATCATTGGAATCTCAGGACACTACCCAACAAAAGCGGCTGGCTATAACAGCGGCCAGGGAGAGGATGGTCTTGCTGGCCAGTTTGCCGGCACCACACATCCAATCGAGGACGTAACGTTTTTTAGCAACGGCCAGCAGAGACGGGACGGCTCGTATGCAATCAATGACGATGTGGCCTTGCAATACCTTGGATTCTTTCGTTTCAATGGCACGCAAACTGAAGCATTGCTTGCAGGCCAAGAGGTTACGGCTACTCGATGGGCAGAGTTTGAGCACGACGATCCAAAGGCTGATTTCCCGCAGACGGCCGCTTGGCATAACGGCACCTTCGGCACATACAAGCTTACGTTTCGGCTGGACTTCGCCACATAGCCCCACCCCCTCCGGTCCGCTTGACTCCTAGCCCACGATGGTGGGCATGGACGCCTTCCGCCAGGCCCTCGCGGCACGCCTCGACTCGCCGCCTTTTATGTTGCCGCCTGTGCGTCACGTGCGTGGCGTCGTGATCCCGGCCGGCGGCGACCTATACAACCGGCTGGCGTGGCATCTGATCCACGCCCTGCGGCAACTAGGCTGCCGGCTGCCGATCCAGGTCTGGCACCTGCCGACAGAGGCCGACCTTACGTGGTCGCAGCTCTACGCCGGCGAAGGCGTGGAGGTCGTCGACGCCGGCGTGGTTGCCGAGCGGCTTGGCGTGCCCGTGCCTGCCGGCGGCTGGCAGCTCAAGCCATTTGCCGTGCGGCATTGCGATATGGCCGAGGTGATGCTGCTGGACGCCGACAATGTGCCGGTGCGTGATCCGAGCTACCTGTTCGCCGATCCCGGCTACGAGCGCCGTGGTGCGATGTTCTGGCCCGACCTGCCGCCGCCTCGCACCCGTGGTCAGTGGGTGCCTGCGGCTGCATGGCGAAACGTCGGGCTCGAGCAAGACAAGGCGGCCCGGCCGTTTGAGAGTGGGCAGCTGCTCGTCAACCGCAAGCGGTGCCTGGCGGCCCTCGACATCACGTGCCTGCTCAACGAGTGGAGCGATTACGTCTACCAGTGGCTCTACGGCGACAAGGATACGTTTTTGCTGGGCTGGCATCTCGCTGGCCAGAAGTACCACATGCCGCCACGCGATCCGGTCTACCGTCATCCGGCCATCTGCCAGCACGACAGCAAGGGCGAGCTCGTCTTTCAGCATGCCACTGGCGGCAAGCAGCAGATTGCCGACGGCGAGGTGGTGCCTGCAATCGTGAACCGCAGATTTGCACCGGACGCAGCCGCAGACCTCACCAGAAAACTGCGGGCGATTCTGGCATCGCACAATTTGACGCCAGAGGTAGAACCGGACGTGGCACCGGAGGCCACGACGTGAAGCGGCAGCGGCAGACGCTCTACATCGGCGACAAGCGATGGAAGATTCAGTTTTGCGTGCTGCGAAACTGCCGCGGCGACTGCAACATCGAGAAGAAGCTTATACGCATCGACAGCCGCTTGGTGGGCCAGGAGCGTGTCGAAGTGTTAGTCCACGAAATCGCCCACGCGGTCATGTGGGTAGTTGACGAGACGGCTATCACAGACCTGGGCGTGGCGGTGGCCAGCGCGTTGGCATCGCAAGGGCTTTTGAATACGGAGGAATGATGGCGGGCGACGTAATCACGCAGATGGCAAAGGATTTGTGCAAGCGCTACCCGGAGTGGCCGGCTCGCACGCTGGCCAGGCGGCTCGTCAAAGACAGCAACCAAGCCATTACGCTGGATGCGGCACGATGCCGTATCGCTCGCCAGTTCGGCCAGTCGCACAACAAAGGCAAGAAGAACTACGGCACCGTCAAGCGTGCAGCGAGGAAGCCCGGGCAGATGGTCGAGATGCCGAAGAGCGTGGCCGAGCCCTGGTCGCCATACGTGATGGATACCGTGGGCACGATCGGCATCTTGTCTGACGTTCACATTCCGTATCACAGCGAGATGGCGTTGCAGGCTGCGGTCGAGCACCTCAAGCAGACAGGCATCGACGCCTTGCTGCTCAATGGTGACATCGCCGACTTCTACTCAATTTCCCGGTGGACGAAGAATCCGGCAAAACGCAACTTTTCAGCCGAGCTGAAAGCGTGCCGCCAGACGATTGAGTGGCTGCGCGGCCAGTTTTCTGACATCCCGATCGTCTACAAGGCTGGCAACCATGAGGAGCGGTGGGACCATTGGATCTGGCAGCATGCTCCAGAGATCAGCGACGAAGGCGAGATGAGTCTGCCCACCTGGCTGCGGCTGGAAAAGCATGACGTGGAGTACGTCACCGACCAGCGGCCTGTGCTCCTCGGCAAGTTGCCGGTGTGCCACGGCCACGAGCTGCCGAAGGGTTTGGCGGCTCCGGTCAACGTGGCCCGCGGTGCCTTCCTGCGGACGCTGTCTACCGTGCTGGTGGGCCACAGCCATCGCACCAGCGGTCATGCCGAGACCGACATGTGGCATGACGAGATCTTCTGCTGGTCTACCGGGTGCCTGTGCGACATGAACCCGGAGTACGCCCGCGTGAACAAGTGGAACTGGGGTTTCGCCACGGTTGAGGTCAAGGAAGACGGCAACTTCAACGTGGAGAACTACCGCATCAGCGGCAAGGGCGAGGTGCGTTCGTCTTGACACTCCCGGCAGACTACCTAGCAGACGTGGAGCGACGGGCGCGACGCTTCATGGGCCAGTGGACCGGCTCCGAAGGCGGGCTGGCGGCAGATGTGATTCGACTACTCAAGGAAAGGGCAGACCTGATGAGCCAGCTAGACGCACTGGATTGCGGGCCGGTCGAGACGACGACCACCGAGAGCATCCCCAGCGATTGGATTCTGCGGGGCGATCGTGAGCTGCGTCAGGAGAAGGAGCGGCCCCGGCTTAAGGGCGACGGCATCTTGGCGGCGCAGCCCGACAAGATGCGGCCCGGATCGTTGGCGTTCATGGAGGTGATCGAGGAGTTGCGACAGCTGCACCTGGCGAAGACGCAGGACTACGGCGTTGACTCCGACGCCCTCAAAAACATCCGCGACGGTGCCGACGTGGTTGGCATCGAGCCCTGGCGGGCGTGCCTGATCCGCATGGCCGACAAGATGACCAGGCTGCGGAGCTACTGCCACAACGGCCGCGTCGAGTTTGACGGCGTGGAAGATACCCTGCTTGATATGGCGGCCTATTCGGCGATCGCCCTGGTGCTCTACCGTGAGGCCAGAGACCCTGCCGACTGACCTCGCAGCGGCGTAGCCTGCGGGCATGGCAGAGACCGTGACAGATGTTGTGTCGGGCAGCCTGCGTACCACGCTCACGTGGAACCGCACCGACACGCAGCAGCTGGGCACGGTATCCAACAAGAAGACGCAGTCGGGCAGCTACACGATCGCCGACGGCAACTCGAGCGGGCAGGCCGACCTCGTCTTCACCGACACCCGCACGATCGCCGCCAACACGGTAGAGCAGATCGACCTGCTCGCCCTCACGCAATCCACGCTGGGCGTCTCGGTGCCATTTGCGTTTCGCCAGCTCAACCTCGTGCGAGTGGTCAACAAAGAGACGGCAGCCGGCAAGCGTTTGCTGTTTGGCGTCGACCCCGGCCGACCGACCAGCGTCTACGCAGCAGAGGTCGGGCCGGGCTGTGAGTTTGTATCGGCCAATACGACCGATTCATGGGTCGTTACCAACACGAATAGCACCATCCACATCAGCAACCCCAACAACTCGACGCTGACCTACGAGCTTTATTTGTTCGGGAATAGCACGGCGGTGGGAGGCAGCGGCCTATGAGCACCTTCTCCTGCACCGGCCGGGTGACGATGTCGCCGACATGGTCTGAGGATCTCGACCTCACGGCAATCGTTGACAAGACGACCGTATCGATCTCGACGGCCCTGACCGACGGCACCGGCAACGACCAAGCAGACGCCTACTGGCGAGACACGATCACCATCGCCGCCAGCGCTACCACGAGCCTCGACCTGCGGTCGCTCTCGCGGCAGTTGATGGGCGGCACGGCTACCGACGTTTTCGCCAAGGTGAAAATCCTATGCCTCCAAAACAAGAGCCCGACGGCAAGCCTGTCTGTGGGAGCAAGCGTCGCCGACCGCTGGACGGCGCTAGCCGCCGGCGCCGTGACCGTCGCACCGAGCGGCGTGTTTTACGTGGCGTTTCCGCTGGCCGGCTACACGACCTCGGCGAGCGACAAGGTGCTGGCGATCACGAACAACGGCGGCGCAGCCGCTGACATCGACATTTTTATCGTGGGAGTGCACGCATGATTTCCTCGCAACCCTATACGTCTACGCTCGACGTGTACGACCTCAAAGACAAAGTCAGCAACTTCGTAGCCAAGGCCAAATCGGCCGCCGCTGACGGGCTTACGATCGGCGAGTTTGCGGAGCTGGCCGTGGCACTGATGCGGGTGGCGATTGCCACGCTCGACAACATCCCGACCGAGGGCGCCCAGAAGAAGGCGTGGGTGCTCGAGGCCGTTGGCCTGCTGTTTGACAGCGTGGCCGACAAGTGCGTGCCAACGGTCGCATGGCCTATGTGGCTCATGTTCCGGCCGGGCATCCGCTCGCTCGTCGTAGCGGCTGCGGGAGGTGCCGTGGACGCTCTTTTGCCCTTGGTTCGGAGGACTGAGAAATGATCACTATTGCCGGCCTCATGGCCGCAGCAGCCGCGGTGCTTTTCTGGCCGAAGGCGAAAGCCCCCGCCCCGTCACTGTTCACACCCAGCCCGGCTGAGGTTTCGCCGCCGGCCCCGCGAATGCCGACCTTCCTCGAGGCCACCGGCAACCTCGCCAACGTGCGGCGTCGCCTGGTCGCCACCGAGCTGCTTGGCGATCCAGAGAAGAAGGCCATCGACGTGCTGCAGCTCGCCCTTACCAGCGGGAGCGACAAGGAATGAGCCGCTACCTAGTCGCCGCCGTGCTAGTGGGCGTTTCCGCAGTGCTC